ATTCGGGTTGAGTTGTTGAATAACTGGATATACGCTCTTGCACGGACGCGCGCCTCAATGGAAGTGCAGATAGGTGCTGAAGATGCGATTAGAAAGGCGATGAAGAAATGAAACCAATACTCAGAATTGAAGATAGCGAATTTATGAGGGTGCGGTATGTTGCTGATAGATATGAGCCAGTCATTGAGCAACGAACGATTGAGCGAAAAAAGGTGGGAACCTGGTTGTTTGGTTTATTACCTATTTACAGATACTTTTACAGTGATTGGAGTGAGAAGTGAAAGTTTCTAAAGAACGTAGAACTCTTTGCCAAGAAGTTGCTAACAGCGTGAAGATTGAAAATGTTAAGCGTAGAGAAGCAAATGCAAAAGCAAAAGTTGAACATTGGTTAGATATTATTTTTGCGTATGGGTTACTGTTTGCCATGGTGGTAGCTATGATTTCAGCGTTTATGGATTGGAGTAATGGATGACATCAAAAGATAGGTTTCCAAACCACGAAACAATATGCGGGCAATGTGGCGCAACAATATACAAACCGTTTAAAGAATTAACTGATGATGAGATTCTTGATATGTCAAATGAATATATGGCCAATCAGTTTTGCCTTGAGTTTGATGGGGACAGACTGGTTGCGTATGTCAGAGCTGTGATGAAGAAAGCGAGTGAGAAATGAGTGTGTTGGATGAGGCAAAAGATATAATTTACGGTGATCGAGAGAAGACCTACGGCAAGCCAAGCAAGAACCTGGAGACCATTGCGGTTTTTTGGGGAGAATACATTGGCACTAAGTTGTCAGCCAAGGATGTAGCCGTGATGATGGTGTTGTTAAAGGCAGCTCGCCTTCGCAACGACATCAACCATCGTGATTCAGTGGTGGACATCTGCGGTTATGCAGCCCTTATAGAAAGATGTGATGAATAGATAATGGATTACAGAAAAGAATTAAATAAAATGACTGGGACAATCCCTAAGTCAGTAGTAGAAGGGGGCGTAATGCAAGCAGCATTGTGGAAAGAAAGAGCAAGCAAAGCGCATAAATTAGCTAGTAATCCGAGGACAACCGCTGTAGAATTAAAGCGTGCGTTTGAGGAAATGCAACGATTCACATAAGAGGAAAAAATGAAAGTTCAATTAAATAAAATCCGTATTGACGGAGATACACAAGCCCGTCCTGAAATCAATTATTCATTGGTCACTGAGTATGCAGAGAAGATGCGTGATGGCGTTCAGTTTCCGCCCGTCACAGTATTTTTTGACGGCGCAAGCTACTGGTTAGCGGATGGATTCCACCGTTACCATGGACATAAAGCCAACGCAACAAAAGAGATTGAGGCAGACGTTCAAGAAGGCACACAACGTGATGCACAACTCTATTCTTTTGGTGCTAATGATGACCACGGAATGCGTAGAACTGTTGAAGAAAAGAGACGCAGTGTTTTTCGTATGGCTGAGGACTTTGAGTGGGGTGATTATTCAGACCGTGAGATTGCTCGTATCTGTAAAGTATCCCATCCGTTTGTTGCGAAGATAAGAGAGGGCCTTAAGAATGTCAATTCTCCGACACAGAATACACCAGTTAAAACCAAAGCAAAAGCCGATAAGCCCGCCAAAACGGTGGACGCTAAACCAGTTGAAGCCGAAGATGAAGAGCCTGAGAATGACGAACTCCACGCATTGGCTATAGAACATCAGAGTATGGCAGAAGAGAATCAGAAGTTGATGAACAAGTTAGCAGTCCACAACATGGATGCTACTGAAGAAGAGAGAGAAGAAGCTCTCGTGTCAATGGAAGAAAAGGATGCCCGCATCAAGGCATTGGAAGCAGAAGTAAAAGCATTGAAAGCAAGCCGTGATACCTACCAATCTAAGAACGCAGACATGCTTAGACAGATTAAGTATCTCAAGAAACAACTAGAGAAATACGAAAAAGTAGACGCATGACAGAAGAGAAACGGCGGATACGGGAAGACCTCAAAGAACAGTTAGCCCGTATCCAAAGACAAATGCTCAAGGAAAAGCTAGACTTAACCAAGAGAAAAGAACAAAACGATTAACCCACGCCAGAGGGTATCTGGTTGCACAGGAGGAATGAATGCTACAGTTACGTGAGCATCAAGCGGATGTCGTTGAGAAATTACGACTCGGCTTTGAGGGAGGACACCGCTGCCAACTCTTATACGCACCCACTGGGTTCGGTAAGACTGAAGTAGCGATGGAGATTATGAAGAGCGTTTCTGAGAACTTTAAACGCACGGCTATGGTTCTTGACCGCATTGTATTGGTTGAGCAGACCAGTCTTAGGTTAGGCAAGTATGGTATTGAACATGGGGTTATGCAGTCAGGTCACTGGCGGTATCGCCCGCATGAACGCATTCAGATTTGTTCAGCTCAGACATTAGAAAAGAGACAGGCTTTCCCTGATATAGACCTATTGATTATTGACGAGTGCCATGTCACCCGCCGTAAGACAGTAGAGTTCGTCAAACAAAACCCACAGATTAAAGTCATTGGCTTAACTGCTACCCCGTTCACCAAGGGATTGGGCGATACCTATAGCCATGTGGTGGGTGCTACATCTACCGGAGACCTGATTGAAAAAGGTTGGTTAGCACCGCTCAAGATTTACATTGCCAAAGAGATTGACATGACGGGCGCCAAAAAGGTAGCGGGCGAGTGGTCTCAGGACGAAGTATCTGAGCGAGGCATGAAGATTACTGGCGATATCGTTACCGAGTGGGTAAAGAAAACCCATGAGATATTTGGAGGTCCGAGAAAGACAATCGTGTTCTGTTCAGGAGTTGCCCACGGCAGAGATCTGGTTGCACAGTTTGCTAATGCGGGCTACAACTTTGTTTCTATATCCTACAAGGAGGACGATGAGTTTAAGCGGACTACCATCGAGGACTTTGCTAAGCCCGATACAAACATCCACGGATTGGTGGCTACTGACATCCTGACTCGTGGGTTTGACGTGCCTGATGTAATGATTGGCGTGTCAGCCCGACCCTTTTCTAAATCTTTTAGTTCCCATGTTCAACAGTTGGGACGTGTGATGAGACCGCATGACTCTAAAGAGTTTGGTGTTTGGTTGGATCACTCAGGCAACTACCTTCGATTCCGTAATGACTGGGATAGTTTGTATGCGGACGGTGTTCGTGAGCTAAAGGAGGGTGGAGAGAAGGCCAAGAAAGAACTTACTGAACGGGAGAAGAAAGAATCTAAGTGTCCTTCGTGTGGTATTTTGTGGACGGGTGGAGATGTTTGCTTAGGTTGCGGTCATGTTCGTGAGCGTAAAGCCATGATTGAGGCAGTGCCTGGCGAACTGAGAGAACTCCAAGAGGCTAATCAAAAGCTACACATAACTAACCAAGCGTTTTGGTCAGAGTTGTTGGCTTACTCAAGAGTCAAGGGATACAAAGAGGGATGGGCCGCACATAAGTATAAGGAAAAGTTTGGAGTCTTCCCTCGCGGGTTGAGCAATGACTCTAAAGACCCATCAAGACAAACATTAAACTGGATTAAGTCTCGCGCCATTGCTTACTCCAAGTCTAAATTAAGGAATCAAGCATGAGATATCTATCAGTATGTTCAGGAGTTGAGGCAGCAAGTGTGGCTTGGCATCCCCTAGGTTGGGAGGCAGTTGGCTATTCAGAAATAGAGAAGTTTCCGTCAGAAGTATTGGCGCATCATTACCCAAACACGCCAAACTTTGGCGACATGACTAAATACAAGGAGTGGAATACAAATGGAACAGTTGAGCTTTTGGTCGGAGGAACCCCGTGTCAATCCTTCTCAGTCGCAGGTCTCCGTAAAGGACTTGAAGACCCAAGGGGCAACCTTGCCCTCGTCTATTGTGGAATTCTTGACAAGTTTAGACCCAAGTGGTTCGTTTGGGAAAACGTGCCAGGTGTCCTCAGTTCAAATGATGGACGGGACTTTGGTTCCTTCCTCGGGGCGGTGGCAGAACTCGGGTATGGGTTCGCATATCGGGTGCTTGACGCTCAATACTTCGGAGTTCCACAAAGACGTAGACGTGTGTTTGTTGTCGGATGTCTTGGAGACTGGCTATCTCCCGCAAAAGTTTTATTTGAGCGGGAAAGCTTGCTCAGGAATCCTCCGCCGAGCAGACAATCGAGGGAAGAAGCTTCCGCCTTTTCTCCAAGCAGCTTTGGAAACTACGGTGAAGGAGTCGGGACACTCAGACGAGACGGAGGAGACCTTGGAGGAGGATCAGAAACTCTAGTAACAACTAACCGATTGGTTGCCTTTGGTGAGTATGCAGATGACGGCACGGCAAGCACATTGAAAGCCCGTGACTACAAAGACCATACAGATTTAATCGTATATGAAACTCATCCCGCAGACTCTCGTGTAAAAGAGATGGGTGAGGTATGTCAGACTGTAACGAGTCGTTGGGGGACTGGCGGTGGCAATGTTCCGCTCGTTCAGTCAATAGGGTTCACGCAGTCTGATGCAGCAAGAGATGTTGGTCATGATGTAAGCCCTACCCTTCGCTCAGGCGGGGACGGTGGCTACCCTAACCATGCAGTTGCTTATGGGTTTGAGCCAGGCGTTACCAAGAGAGAGGGTAATCCTAATCGTTTTACGGAAGAACTATCTCCTACATTGCGTGCGCAGATGGGCGACAACCAAGCATCAGTCGCCTATTCAATCCGTGAAGATGCCAAGGCAAACAACTTTAGTGCTACAACTTTAGAGGTAACACCTGCATTGCAAGCGTTACGTCCGTCAGTCCAGTCGCACCATGCTCAGACTTTCGTGGCCCACGCCTTTAAGGTTAGGGGTGGTTGTGAGGGTGGCGGTAAGGGATACCTTGGTTCAGATGAGAAAGCTTTTACTCTAAGCGTGACCCAAGACCAACAGATTGCTTTCAACTCAGAACCAAACATGGCGGTGCGTAGGCTTACTCCTGTAGAATGTAGTAGACTACAGGGGTTTCCTGATGATTACTTGGAGTTAAAGTATGCCAATGCCGAAGAAGCCCACGCCGCTCAAATTTTGCATGAGTTGTGGCAACAAGTTAGAAAGAAAGATTTTAAAAGGGAAGAATGGAGAAATGGAATCTCTTCTTCACTTCTCACGCCGCAAATACTGCTCACGGGAGTGCATGGCGGTTGGGTTTCTTGGGAAGTGGCGAGGGAATGTTTTGGAACACCAGGGGCGGTGGCGTGCGAGGCAAGTGTTTGTGAAAGACTTTTGCAAGCAGTGCGGGTCTGTGAAGAACTTGGATGTTCACCATATCAACGAGAATCCTTTAGACAATTCTCTGAAGAACTTAATGTGCCTCTGCCGGAGTTGCCATACGAAAATTCACAGGCAAGAAAGATTTTGCGAAGTTCAAGATTGTGGCAGGAAGCACAAAGGACATGGCCTTTGCGATATGCACTTGCAACGGAAAAGGAAAGGCAAGCAGGCAGAATAACAACGCCCGATGCGCCACGGTATAAAGCAATGGGTAACTCAATGGCTGTCCCTGTGATGGCATGGATTGGTAAAAGAATACAAGAGGTGGAAGATGGATCCGTTTAAGATTGTTGAACCAACAGTTATAAGTTTTTCAGGTGGACGCACCTCTGCGTATATGCTTTGGCGTATTCTTCAGAGCAATAACGGTCTGCCTGGTGAGGCGATAGTTGTTTTTGCAAACACTGGTAAAGAAGAAGAGGCTACCCTAAAGTTTGTAAAAGATTGTCAGGATAACTGGAAGGTTGATATTCATTGGGTTGAATATCAGCACGCAGAGAAGCCCGCAGACAGATGGAAAGAGGTTACTTTTGAAACCGCTAGTCGTAACGGAGAACCCTTTTACCAGTTGATTGACCAAAACGGATCGCCATACCTGCCTAATCCAGTTGCAAGAATATGCACCGCCAAGCTAAAGATAAGAACTATCCACGCATTTCTTAAAGCTAAAGGGTGGGAGCATAACGAGAACATGGACTGGGTTGGTATTCGTGCGGACGAAATGAGGCGTGCTGCCAAGATGGAGAGAGAAAGAACTCCTCTTGTAACCGCGGGCGTAACCAAGGAAACCGTGGGTCTTTTTTGGAGAGAACAGTCTTTTGATTTAGGCTTGCCCAACATGAATGGGGTAACAATGCACGGCAACTGTGACCTTTGTTTCCTAAAACCACTAAACCAAATAGTGAGTTTGATAAGGGAGAAACCTGAGCGTGCAGACTGGTGGATAGCTATGGAAAACCATGCTCAGTCTAGCAATAAAACTTACGGTGACGGTGCTAAGTTTAGGAAAGACCGCCCAAGTTATGCTGAGCTGAAGAAGTTTGCTTTGTCTCATGATGACCTTTTTGGTGGCAGTGAAGAGACAATCCCTTGTTTTTGCGGAGATTAGAATGGTAAAGAAACAACCAAAAATACTGGACTGGTATGAGTTCAGCTACTTAAACGGTGTGCGTAAGAACAATCTTGCAGCCATGTCTACCTATGAAGAGTATCTCCACGGTATGCAAAGCATGGGTATTGCCTCCGTAAACGGGCGCATTGAAAAGAAGATGATGCAGATGATTAAGGAGATGGCGGAACTGAACACGCTACTGGCCGCCAAGGTTGAAGAGGAGCGTAAAAGGGATATATCTCTGTGGTTGAATGACCTGTGAGCATGACCCTTTTGTGGGTAGCCTGAAGATTTTTGGTCTCCAGGCTACTTGGTTACAGATCTGGTGCTAAACAAAGTAGAACAATCACGGCAATAAAAACTAGGGATGCAATGATGTCGTCATTGGTTGGGCCTTGGTTCATTTTGTTTCCTCAAGATAAGCCACTGCTTTGGAACTGAGAAATACATTCTTGTAGCGTGAGTCTTTTCCCTGTTCAACGCTGAGAAAACCACGAATCACAAGGCTTTTAAAGTATTTGTGTGCCGTGGCATGGCTACAAACTTCCAACTTTATACATTCAAATAGAATGTCGGTAGCGGGTATGACCCTTTTCTCATAGACCAAGCCAATGATAAAGTCCTGTTCGGGCGTAATGTGATACTGGTTCATGACCAGTCGTCTGTTGTAACCGTTCATTCTGTGCTCCGTTCTACATTCTCAACTTCCCACTCACCAAGCTCAATGTCGTTTTCATTAAGGTAATCGAATGCCATATCAATCGCCTCGTCTTCGTCATTAGCATCTACAAAAACCACGGTCTTTGCGTGTGTAACAAGGGTAACTTCATACTTTTTCATCTCGTGTTTCTCTCCTGATAATTGGTTTAACCATGCATCAAATAGGGGCTGCCATGGGTTAATCATTTAGCCTCCTGAATAAAATAAATCTCGCCTCGGAACTCGCTTGGGACGACATACTCGCAATGGTTTTTCCATGCGTAGTCTTCAATCTCGTCCTCTTTTATGTCCTTGGTAAAGTAGTTTTTTACTAAGGCCATGGGGTATTTGTCCCCGCATTTCACAAAGTCTCCGAACTCAATGCTCCCGAAAATAACTTTCATTCTTCCTCCGTATATAAACCAAAAGCGATTTCTTCAATGTCTGCAAAAGTCGTTGGCTTGCCGTCCAATAGGATTTCCCACGAACCGATAGCCTTGTCTTCGTCATCTGTAATGGTGTGACTGATGGACTTACCCTCTGCGTAATGGTATGTGATTCCCTCAAATACCCACATCTCGCCTGTAAGCTCTTCCACTTGGTCGTATCCTTCCAAGAGAGCGATTCCGGGATAAGAACTGCCACCCCGTAGGTAGCATTCGGGGATAAACTCCATAGGGAGCGTGACACTTTTATCGTTGAGCATAGTTATTTTGACGGATAATCTTCCTGATTCTTGGTAGTTCATAGCTGATCAGCCCTTTCATGTTCTTCCCACTCTGCCATGCCTTCGCTGATGCAAAATTGAAGGTCAAGCTCGCTCGGTATGTTTTCCATCACCCACTCAGAATTACCGTCAATACTGTAATACTGGTCGTCACCGTCATCCCAAAGTCCACAGAACGCCATGCCAGGCTCGTAGTAATAAGCCCGCACGGTAAAGCCAAGCTCTGCAAGCTTTTCATAGAATGCAATTGGCGGACTCCAAGCCGTGTCAAAACTAGCACTTAAAAAGTTACTGTCGTGACCTGAGATAAACGGCTCACATACTTCCCATTTAGTTCCCCAGTTGGCATTACTCCATGAATACCAATCGGCATAGCCGTGCCTGGCGATGTTCTCTTTTTGTTGTCGCTCAAGTGCCACCTGTTCGGGGGTGTCTTTGCCGTGGAATCCTGATACGGTATCCACTAAATCTTGTGGGCATGGAGCGAACTCAGAAAAGAATTTTCCCGCCTTCATTGCATTGGCCGCCCGCTCAATCATCTCAGGGTTGTCGTGTTGTAGTTCTAATGTGTTGTTGCACCAGTTAGGCATATTATTTTCCTTCCATATTTAGGTTATAAATTCTTTCTTCTTCAGCATTGACAAAGCCACCATTCTTGAAGTCATTGTCTTTATGCTCTTCCTTCAGCTTGTAAATGTTGAATACAGATACATCTTGAAACTTCACACAATCATTTAGATACTGAATTAGTGCGTCAATCGCCTCTTCCTCGTTCTCTACTTCTATTTCATCTTTAAAAGTAACCTCAAATTTAGGCATTTGTTTTCTCCTTTACATCAACAAGTCGCCAATCCCCACTCATGGGTATTTCTTTAAACAAATCGCCATCTGCATTTAAAGCCATGTCGTAAGCACTATTAAAATCATCAGCATCAAATTCATATACGCAATCGTATGAAATTGTTGCTACCGCTCTGTATTTAGGCATCTGCATTCTCCTTTGCGTATGTTCCTGTAATGTTTGACTCACACAACCATTGGTCTTCTGACTGTTCTCCCGCAAAATGGCGGGACTCTGCCAGGTGATGGGCTTCTTCGCTACTCTTGGCTTCTACATCGTATGAGTAAGTCCATTGTTGGGTTTCATGAATTTCAATCGTAAATTTAGGCATTTTTATTTTCCATAAACAGTTTTAAAAAAACAAAAAGAATACAAATCAGAAAATTCTTTATCGCAATACCATTTTTGTGAATCGTTATGCAATTCTCTTATTGCACGACTCTTTAGGCGGTTCAAATGAGAGTCGCTGATTCTTTGATTCTTCTTAATCCATTCCATAAACTGGTGAAAGTAATCCAGTAATTCGCCTTCCAATTCAATCCCCATGTCATTCTCGTTTGCAGTCATTTAAAAATCTCCTTCAATGTTTTCATAACAGTCTTGGCAAATCGCCTCGTAACCGTGGGTTTCCATGTATTGCACACCTTGTCTCTGACGATCAGTTTCGCACTCGCCCACGCTCCAAAACATATCAATGCTCGTGACCTTGCTCTCGCAACAGTCGCAAATGTTCAAGCCTTGGTCTAGCTCTTCGTCCGTCAATTCGGGCGGGTAATACCATTTAGAATCAATCTGCGAACGGTCACGGTAGCAGTAACCAGTTTCCATAGCGACAATGTGGAAGTCCGCATTCTCCTTCCACCAGTCCAAAGGCAAGTCATAATGGCGAGCATGGGCCTTAAAAGTGTCAATGATGGCATTCTCCGCCTCTTGTTCAGTCAATCCAATAGCTGAGAAGTCAAAACTTCTGCTCTCGCCTTTTGCTAGATATATCTTCATACTTCCTCCGTTAATCTGCATGAACAGTGTCGTCATCTCCCATGATGGAAGAGACATACCAATCGCCCGCCTCTAATTCATACTGGCGACCAAGCATTGCATTAATACAATCAAGACCTAGATAACAAGTGTTACCAATCTTGCTGATGAGTTCATCAGTAGGCATCTCAAATTCTTTTGATGCTTGCTCAATGGCTTCATCAGGAACATAAAGAACTAAATTAAATTTCATACTTCCTCCGTGATACTTATAATTAAACGACTTACCTTGTGAATAAAGTTTGCATACTGTATCGCCTCCTCAAGCGTGTTAAACAGTCTGCCTCCGCATACATAACGCATATATCCTCCTGTATGTAAATTACATTATAGCCATAATAATTGTAAAAACAATAGCTATTTCAAAATAAATAAGCATGACCCTTTTAGGGCAAGCATGACCCTTTTAGGCTGAAATTTTTCCAAAGCTCTTCCAGGCGAACGCTCGCGAAAAAATGCATTCGGCGGCCCTGATCTGGCAAGGTCAAAAAAGAATGTCAAAAACTCCCCTCCATTAAAGGATAGGCAACAAAAAACCCGCCCGAGTTTTTAGCTCAAGCGGGTTATCTGTGCAGTCGTTCGGGTTACTGGGGTTAAGTCTTCAATTTTGATAATTGAACGCCTTGGGCATCTCTCAATTGCCATAATTGACTTGATGGCGGATTCCTCCGAGTTGTGTCCGTAGAGTGTCACGGTTGCCAGTCCGTGGTCATGCTGCAAAGTGAATTGAAAAATCATTTAAAGCCTCCGTTTGTTTATCCTTAGACGCTCGCCCGAGCGTTTCGCCTTTATAGGCTCATCAGTAAGGACTATTCAACCCTTCTAATCCAATGCTCGCCAGTGATACATGAAAGGTTAAGCGATTGCCCAACGCTCATGGCTTGTATGCTTTCTATATCTTCGGGGTCGTATCCCTTTTCCTCCGTGAAAAACTCTTCTTCGTGCCATTCCAAAGTTGAGCGGTTGTTTTGATGGTAGCCTTCGCCCCAAAAGCATTCGTAAATTTTCTTCATTTGTTTAGCTCCTTAAAGAATTTCTTCTGAATTTAAAACGGGAAACCACCTTATAAAACCTTGGTCGGTTTCAGCGTAAATTTTTCCGTCTTCAATGTAATAAGATAAGGTGAAACCGTCTTTTATATCTTGCTTTATATACTCTAAAGCCTCTTGAAATGTTGCCATATTACCTCCGTTGTTTATTCCGTGAACCCTTGCGGGTTTTCGTCCTCTTTAGGACTCATCAGACGGACTGATTAAAATTGCTGATATACAAAAACACCCTCGGACGATTCGCCCACAAGCTGAGTGTTATCGTTTAGCCAGTTGCGAATATATTCTATTTTTTCGTCTTCGTCCGTTAGCTCTTCGTCCTCAATGTCGGTGTCGTATTGCCCAATGATGTCCGTGTAATGAGTCTCTTCGTAGTCGCAACAAATGGCGATAATGTCTAGCTCTATTTCCTCGCCTGTGCTTTCCTCGTATTCCTCAAAGTAGTCAAATAGCAAGTCTTTGGCTTCATAGCTGAACTGGGTGTCTCTGCCCGCTTGCTTGAAATAGTCGTGAAATTCGCTTCTATATACTGTCGTGTTCATACTGCCTCCGTTGGTTTGTTTAATGATTCTTGAGCGTGCTTGCGTTTGGCATGATTAACGCCACGAATGAACGCCTCCGCCTCATGCTTGTAGTTGCACCAAAATATAAGCGTGCCATTGTCTTCCACCATATAAGGCGAATCGCTTGGCTTTGTCCTCTGTAGTATGTTCATTACTTGCCCTCCAGTTGGTTCAAAATTTCCCCGTCTATTACTTCGTTCAAGTGAAAAACTGCAAGGCTCAAAGCCTCTTGATGGTTTAAAGTGTCTTCACCCAATGCGGTTCGTTGTTCGTCTGAATACTCCCCGTCTCGGTCGTGATTAACAAGCATTGCAATGAGTTGCTCTCGTGTTAGCTCGTGCAATTCTTCAATCGTTGAGTTGTGTAAATGTTGCATAAAATCCTCCGTTTAGTTGTTGCCTTTTAATTATAGTCAAATAGTTTTAAATTGTGCAAGTATTTATTTTACATTTCATTCAATCCCTTTGTTTATAAGGCGCTGCGGTTATATATTCTATAAATACTTGACTGGGCCATAGGGTTATTGATGCCAAAAAGCCCGCTTAATTCTTTGGCTTTATTACCGATTCAGTAGAGGGATAACAGAGGGTAAAACACTCGTTTAGGTGGTAACGTTTCCAGTTGTTTGCGTGCCAGGTGATGCGAATCAATTTTTGGCGTTCGGTTCATTCTTTGGTATTGTTCAGATATTCCCGTTTTATACCCATATTGAAGATATGACAGAGAAGACCAAAAAGCCCGCTATTATTCCTAAGTTGCCTAGACTATCCCGTAAGCAAATAAGAGAGGGACTAGATAGCATCCCAATGGATACAATCCTACTGGGTGTCGGTAAATCAAAGGAACTCACCCACAAGCAAAAGCAATTCGCCCGCCATGTTGCTCTAGGTAAAACTAAAGCAGATGCATATAGAGAGGCATACAACACAGAGGGGAACACCAAGACAGTAGGCAACAATGCTAGTCGTCTTGCACAGGATACCCGAATCCAAGTGGAAATAGAGGCGTATAGACTAGCAAAAGAGGCGGAGGATTATCGTAATCCCGCAGACTTGAGGAGGCTTGTAATCCATCAGCTTACCCAACACGCCTTGGATGGGGATATCAATCCCGCCCAACGCATCAAATCCCTAGAGCTTTTGGGGAAGGTTGCGGGCGTGGATGTCTTCATGGAGCGTAAGGAAACCACTGTAATACATCAGAGCGGAGAATTAAAAGCCCGCTTGCTTAATCAATTAAAAGCCGTCATTGATGTAGAGAGCAAAGAAGTAAACACTGAGGGAAGTGCCGAGAGCTTATTAGAGGAGCTAACCGCATCCCACAATTCCGAGGAGTTTTCGGGCTCGAGTGATCACGCACCTGGCAGCCCCACCGTGGGGGTAGGCCCCGATATTGACCCGTCCGTAGGGGGGAGTGCTATACATAGTATTCCACACAAACAATCCGACTCTAAATCCGATTCGTCAGCCACGTGTAAGGATACGGATTCGCAAGATGTTGATTTTACTGAGGAAAAAAACGAGGTGGTAACGTTACCAGCTGAAGATGGGGTACCCACTGATGATTTCTGGAAGGAAAAGGGTTTGGATGATGGGGAAGACCCCCCGGTAGGTAATTGGAAATGACAGGGGTGGGGGGTATATTTTTTGAGAAATTCGCTTCTAAAGACCAGTGTTTGGAAAGACTGATGACGCCTAAGCAAAAAGAGATATTTTTAGTTATAGATGAGTGGTGGATTAGGTATGGGTTTGGGCCGTCCATCGACGATATTATGTATATGACTGGGGACAGGGGTCGAGGGAATGTTCATAGGATAGTGAAGAGGTTATGTGAATTGGGAGTTTGCAAGAGGTTGCCTGATCGGGCGAGGTCGGTACGTCCTATATATATTAAGTTTAGGAATTTAGAATGACATTGATTTGTGTGTTGGCTTTTGTTTATTTTGTTGTTAAAGAATATATAGATAAATATGACAGATAAGCTGATTGAGTTTATTGAGCAGTTACCTGTTCATGAGCAGGAATCTCTGATGGAGGAGTTGACTGCGTACCAGCACGCCTTAAAGAGAGAGAAAGCTCAAGTAGATTTTATTAAGTTTGCGCATGCTATGTGGCCCGGGTTTATAGATGGACGACATCATAAGGTGATGGCAAAAGCTTTTGAGAGGGTTGCAAAGGGAGAGATTAAGAGACTGATTATTAATATGCCACCGCGACATACTAAGAGTGAGTTTGCGAGTTATATGTTGCCAGCTTGGTTTTTAGGAAAGTTCCCCAAGAAAAAGATTATCCAGTGTTCGAATACGGCTGAACTTGCTGTAGGTTTTGGTAGGAAAGTACGTAACTTATTGGACAGTGAGCAGTATGCGGAGATATTTCCCAATGTGGCGCTAAGACATGACTCAAAGGCGGCGGGAAGATGGGCCACTAATGAGGGTGGAGAGTACTTTGCGATTGGTGTTGGTGGTACTGTTACTGGTAAAGGTGCGGATTTGCTGATTATTGATGACCCGCACTCAGAGCAAGAGGCGGCATTGGCTGCGACTGACCCGTCTGTGTACGATAAAGTGTTTGAATGGTACTCATCTGGTCCACGTCAGCGTTTGCAACCAGGCGGTTCTATCATTGTGGTGATGACGCGGTGGGGAAAGCGTGATTTAACGGGTAGGATTTTGCAAGGAGTGGTTGAAAGGGACGGGGAAGAGTGGGAAGTTATCGACTTTCCTGCAATTTTGCCGTCTGGAAACCCGCTTTGGCCTGAATTCTGGCCGTTAACTGAACTTGAAGCTCTTAGAAACGAACTTCCTAGCGGTAAATGGAACGCGCAGTACATGCAACAACCTACTTCTGAGTCTGGGGCGATTGTTAAGAGGGAGTGGTGGAAGGAGTGGGAGGGTGAGGAGCCGCCGAGATGTGAGTTTGTCATTCAATCATGGGATACGGCGTTCACTAAGAACGAAAGGTCGGACTATTCTGCGTGTACGACATGGGGAGTTTTCTATTTGAACGAGAATCCTGATGATGCCCACGTTATTTTGCTAGACGCTTTTAAAAGACGCATGGAATTTCCAGAGTTAAAGGATGTTGCCTATAAACATTACATGGAATATGAACCAGATGCGTTCATTGTTGAAGCGAAGGCGTCGGGTGCGCCACTTATATTTGAATTAAGAAACATGGGAATACCTGTTCAAGAGTTTACACCGACAAGGGGCAATGATAAGATAGCTCGTATTAACGCTGTATCGGATTTATTCGCTTCGGGGAAAGTGTGGGCGCCGCGAACAAGATGGGCTGAGGAAGTGATAGAGGAAATGGCTGCTTTTCCAAATTCTGATCACGATGACTTAGTTGACTCATCAACGCAAGCGCTGATTAGGTTCCGCAAAGGTGGATTTATCAAGTTAGAATCTGACGAAAAGGATGAGATAGTCTCATTCAGACGCAAAGCTGCATACTATTAAGGATATATATGGCTATCGAAAAAAGTTTATATCAAGCCCCTCAAGGAATAGAGGATTTAATGGACGATGTTCCTGAAATCGAAATTGAAATTGAGGATCCTGAATCAGTGAGTATCGGCATTGATGGACTTGAAATTGAGATAGGCAAAGAAGAAGAAAGCGAAGAAGAGTTTTCAGCAAACTTAGCTGAATACATGTCTGAAGGTGAATTAGCAGAATTAGCTGGTGATTTAATCGGAGAGTTTGACGAGGACGTCAGCTCACGCAAAGACTGGATACAAACATACGTTGACGGCTTAGAGTTGTTGGGTATGAAGATTGAAGAGCGCACAGAACCATGGGAAGGCGCATGCGGTGTATACCACCCGCTATTATCAGAGGCTCTAGTAAAGTTCCAAGCTGAGACAGTGATGGAAACATTGCCGGCATCTGGCCCAGTAAAAACCCAGATTATTGGTAAAGAGACTCAAGAGAAAAAAGAAGCAGCTGCTCGAGTTCAGGATGACATGAACTATCAGATTACTGATGTTATGACCGAGTATCGCCCTGAGCATGAGCGCATGTGTTGGGGACTTGGTTTATCTGGTAACGCCTTTAAGAAGGTTTACTTTGACCCAGGCATGAATCGTCAGGTATCAGTGTTTATTCCAGCAGAAGACTTGGTTGTTCCTTACGGCGCATCAAACCTAGAGTCCTCACCACGCGTGACTCACATCATGCGCAAGACTGAGAATGAAGTTAGAAAATTACAAGCTTCAGGTTTCTATAGAGATATTGACCTTGAAGCTCCAGACGGTTCTTTGGATGAAGTAGAGAAGAAGATTGCAGAAAAGATGGGCTTCAGCGCTACCACTGATGACCGTTATAAGTTATTGGAAATGCACGTTGACCTAGATCTTCCAGGATATGAAGATGATGACGGTATTGCATTACCTTATGTTGTGACCATTGAAAAAGGTACACAGAAAGTTCTTTCAATCCGCCGCAACTGGCGCCCAGAAGACGAAACTAAACAGAAGCGTAACCACTTTGTCCATTATGGATACGTACCAGGATTTGGTTTCTATTGCTTTGGCTTAATCCATTTAGTTGGCGCCTTTGCTAAGTCTGGTACTTCTATCATTCGTCAGCTTGTTGATGCTGGTACTTTGTCTAACTTGCCAGGCGGCTTTAAAGCTCGTGGCTTAAGAATCAAAGGCGATGACACTCCTATTTCTCCAGGAGAGTTCCGTGACGTAGACGTACCAAGTGGCGTTATTAAAGATAACGTTATGACTCTTCCATATAAAGAACCAAGCCAAGTGTTGTATAGCTTGCTAGGTACTATTGTTGAAGAAGGTCGCCGTTTCGCCTCTGCCGCTGACATGAAGATTAGCGACATGAGTTCACAGGCACCAGTCGGCACAACATTGGCTATCTTGGAAAGAACCTTGAAAGTGATGTCTGCTGTTCAGGCGCGCGTCCACTATTCAATGAAGCAAGAGTTAAAACTTCTTAAAGAAATCATCCGTGATTACACGCCAGAAGAATACAACTATGAGCCAGTAGAAGGTGATCGTTTTGCTAAGCAGTCTGACTATGACTTGGTTTCAGTCATTCCAGTCTCTGATCCAAACGCAGCAACAATGGCTCAGAAGATTGTTCAGTATCAGGCTGTATTGCAGTTGGCACAAAGCGCACCACAGTTATACGACATGGCTCAGTTACACCGCCAGATGTTAGATGTTTTAGGTGTTAAGAACGCGGCTAAGTTGGTTGCTCTTAAAGAAGACCAGAAACCAAAAGATCCTATCTCAGAGAATATGGACGTATTGAACAGCCAGCCAGTAAAGGCGTTTATTTACCAAGACCAAGACGCCCACATTACTGCGCATCAAACATTCTTGCAAGACCCAAAAACCGCTCAGATTATTGGGCAGAATCCAAACGCAAGCCAGATTACAGCAGCCATGCACGCGCATATTGCTGAACACTTTGGCTTTAAGTATCGTCAAATGGTTGAACAGCAAATGGGCGCTCCATTGCCTAAACCAAATGAAGAGATACCAGAGGAGTATGAAGTACAGATATCTCGTTTAGTGGCGCAAGCTTCTCAACAGGTATTAGCGGCCAATAAAGCAGAGGCTGCACAACAGCAAGCTCAAGAGCAGCAACAGGATCCGATAATCCAGATGCAGCAAAAAGAACTTGCAATTAAAGAAGCGGACGTACAACGTAAACAAGCTAAGGATCAAACGGATGCTCAGCTTAAAGCTTCTCAGCAACAAATTGAGAGGGAAAGAATTTCCGCTCAAGAGCGCCAAGCCACTCAAGCGTTGATGGTTAAAAAGCAACTAGAAAGCGAAAAGCTAGAAGCTGAAGGCGCAAAAGTAGGGTCAGAAATTGCCGAATCAAAAGCCAAGCTACAGATGGCTATGAAAAAGCATAGAGACCAACAAGAGGCTGATGGCATTAAAACAGCCATTAACGCTGCAAAGAAAGGTAATCAATAATGACAGCTTTTGAAGTCCTAATTGACGAAGTGGACAACAAAATTAAGCAGTTACAAGAATTTGTAGGAACTGGACGTGCCGAAACGTTTGAGTCTTATAAAGCAACCTGCG